GACTGTGATTCCGCCTTTAACAGCTCTCACAGACTCGGCTCGATACGCAAGCTCTTCGATGAGTCCATGCCAAGCCGTTAGAATATCTGGAAAGCGCCGTTGAATTAGCATTGCTCTCTCCTGCGATCTTCGCACCACTGCCGAAGAGCCTCACTTGTAATCGGACCATGTACGCTATTGGCAAGAGCTATGACATTGATCAATGCTTCCTTGCCGTTTGAAGCGCAAAAGCGAAGCCATACGCTCTCTTTATCAACCACCACCGATAGATTTTCTCTCATCAGTAGTTAGTCCTTATCCTGAACTGGTTGACAGCATTTTTGTTGAGATACATCGCTGTCGCTGATTCGGCAGTAAAGCCAGAAGCCTTGCACACATCGACGAACGTCTGAAAATACTCTCGGACGTTCTCCTGATATGCCGCTACGTCCGTCATGATTGCAGTACTCTTCCACGGCTTCAACTTCAAGCGATTGCAGGCTTCGCCAAGTTTTTCAACTGAGCGATAGACAATCGACCGCATCAGCTCTTGTGATTCGACATCGTAGAGATTGAGCGGATTGTTGTCTGAGACCGTGAAGTGATGTTCCAAAGTGACAGGTTCATCAGTTCCAACACTCTCATGGACTCCACTCATAATGCAAAATTCCACAGAGAAGTGGAGGGCATCGATGATTTCCTCCAGAAAGTGAGTCTCATCATTCTCCGTCATATTCCGCATCAAGCAGACCGTGGCTTCTGTCAGCTCTTCTGTGATGCGCCAAGCGAAACTCTTAAGCTGTAACTGACAGGAGCGGTCGTTGATATCGAGGGCGCCATCGTGATCGCCGAGTTTGCCAGGACGACTGGGAACGAGATAGCCCACATTCTTGGTTTCAATGCTGTGGTACTTATTCATGAGCGAGCGCTGATGATCAAAGATGATCGTGAGCTTATCGCCCTCTGGGATTTCGATGTTGAAGTCGTTCACGTTCATCGTTCATCTTCTCCTCTATGGCTGTGATGATTAGTGGTTTAGCGGCTTCGATGATCTCTACGAGATTTTCCCAGAACCGCATACGGTAATGAATTTCTTTATCACGGTCACTGCTTACGCTCATAGCTTTCCTTCCAATTCACGAAGATGCCACTCACAAGTACAATGGATATTGAAACATACCCGATGCCGCTTAGACTTCTTTGCTGTAGTGCAATTCTTACAATTACCGCTTTTCTTGAACGGCGTGCGAAACTTCAGACGAGGCATTGCTATGCCCTTCATACATCCCTTTCCCATCTTCCACAAGAATGATCAGCAGAAGACAATAGTTAGCGAAGTCGAGAGCCGTATCTTCCACTGATTCGTCTTGTACTTTTGCTTCGCGTCCCGGCTGAGTGAGAGTCTCCATACGAGTGAGCTTGTCGCCCATACGTGCGATGACTCCATAAACTCCGCGACGACGAAGATTTTTGAGGCCGTCTGTCTCTTCGCCGTAGTCTCGACCTTTCTTATCCTGTATGTCGAACATCTGATTCAAACAGGCTTCGTAGGCAACTCCCTTACGTGACGAGACAATGAGTACACAACAATGGGCGATGTCTAAAACCACACTGTTAAAAAGGTGATGGGTCTGATCACTCTGAGCTTCAAGAATAGACAGCTTTCGAGCCGCTCTTTGCAGAGGTGTTTCGTTGGATAGTTTAAGCAGTTCGCCTAGTAACTGCCGAAAGCGAACCGCCCGCTGAGTGAGTGTAATCATTTAGTTCTCCTTATTCCATTTGATGAAGCGTTTCAGTTTCCGTTTACGGCGGGATTGTATTTGAACATCATAGGCAAGACCGTTTGTGACCATGAAGAAATCGATAGCAGCAAGTAAGTCTGCTAACTCTTGCCTCATCCGCCTTCTTAAGTTGCTCCCGTCCCAGTGTTGAAGAGCGCCATCATTGCCAATGATCTTCCCAGCAACTTGAGAGACTTCACCGCACTCTTCGATGAGCTTTGACAGCCCATTCCACTTGGAAGAGCCTATTGAGTACTGTCCAGGTAAGTGACTCATGAGACGACCGTGCCTTGAGCAATGCGATCTTCTGTGAGTCGCCTCCATTGCTGTTCGTTGGTTTCAATGTTGAGATGCATTGACCAAACCATCTCGGCGTAGAGACGTTGAGCCGTCAAGCTAACTTCTTCACTGGGATGATAGTAGCCGATGATCTCAAGGGCATGCATTACATGAGAGTACCAGTGCTGCGGGAGATGCCCGAAGTTAGACGGTTTGAAAGGCTGTGGAGGAGTGCTCATGAAGAATGCACCTTCTTCTGCATCTACCTCTCTCGGGTCAGCCGGGTTCATAAAACACCAGCGAATGTAAGCGGTAATGCGACGTCCTGGTGAGTAAGCTACTCCCATCTTCGTCCAAGATTTCGGCTCTTCATCGCAGCCTCTCACAGCTGTTAACAACGTTCCCTGAAATCGGAGTGGAAGCTTTTCCACCCATGGCTGAAGTACGCTAGGCACTGATCGCCTCCTTTGCTATCTGCTCTTTATGCTCACAAGCAATGTGTCCGCAGATGGGACAGACAGTGATGCTCTCGATATTGTGGAAATCGACAGTTACTAGTCGTCTTCCCGTTTTCTCTGCCGCTCTGATTTCTAGTCCCATAAGAGACATGCGCAGAAAATCCAGGGTCCGCTGATAAACTTCATCAGCCTGTTTGTCGTTTTTGTGTTTGATGTGATCGATTAGAACCCGAATCATCTCCTCTGGGATAGTAGCAGGGTGAACTACTCTGCCACCTTTTCCCCAACGAGTAAAAACTACGTCTTGATCAGGGCCGGCATCGTAGCTCTGAAGCACATACCGGCTATGCTCATCATCAAGTACCTTCATCCCTTCATCTCCTTAACCATGTTCATAACTTCATCTGCGATACTGCGCTTCCCTTTAAGGATGCTGTAAATACGTCTATCCAGCGTAGCTTTGCACAGCAACAGATAAAAAAAGCAAGGTAGAGTCTGTCCTGGACGATGGATACGCTTAATCGCCTGAGCGAAGTTAATAAAGGAGTAGTCTAGGCTATAGAAGATGCAGTAATTAGCAGCCTGCAAATTCAATCCGACTGAGCCTGTGGCGATCTGGCATATCATTGCTCCGCCATCCTGAGTGAACATTGACTGGGCCAGTTTACGTTCTCCCTCAGTTTTAATTCTGCCGCTGACTTCGTAGATTGTCCAATCCGGGGCGCACTCTGTCAGTGTCTTTCGAATCTGTTCAATTTCCCACAGAAATCGAGCGAAGATTACAACTCGCTTTGTCCCCTGATCCACCAAGTCTTCGCAGATGCCTTTCAATACTTCAAGCTTTGCGCGATGCACTGGGTGATCAATCTCTGTTTCTGTGTCTCGAATAAAGCCGCCAGAAATCTGAGAGAGCTTCGTCAGTTTCGCTAGAACAATGGGAGCAGAGATCGTAGTCATTTCATTGACCTCAGCCACAAACTCTTTTTCCATCTGGGCATAGAGTTTGCGAGCCTTCTCTCCCATCTCTACAGGAACCTCAATGAAATTAGTTTTCGGAAGTGTCAAATAGTCCCCGCTCTTTGCGCTCTTGACATAGGGCTTAATAAGTCGAGCGACTTTAGGCAGATCACGAAACTTCTTAAACTCGAATCCGCCGAATCCTTTGGCACACCCGTAACGATTCTTGAAGTCCGTAAAGTTCTGTTCCAGCTTATTCTCTACACATAGGTCGGGAACAAGAAATTTGAATTGACTCCAGAGATCAAACGGGCGATTTCCTATGGGAGTTCCGCTGAGACAGATAGCATATCGACAGATAGCTCCAAGTCGATGAGCGATCTTCGATTGTCGAGCATGTGGGTTTTTAATTTTGTGGGACTCATCGAGTATGACTACATCAGGCGCCCATTCCATCAACTCTTGAATCACTCTTTTAGCATAGTCATAGTTCGTGATGACTACGGAAGAGCGTTTCCATCTATCTTTGTGAGAGCCAGGGCGGAGAACTGTATAACCCATGTCGATGAGTTTATCCGGCCAGTTTTTTTCAATCTCATCTTCCCAAACGGGAATAACATTGAGAGGGCAGAGAATCAGCGAGCGAGCCACTTTGTGAAAGTAATGCAAGACGCCTACAAAGTCCAATGCGATCTTCGTCTTACCCAGACCCATGTCCAGTGCGAAGTAATAACGCTTACGTTTGTAGGCGTCTATGCAGCCCCTTCGCTGATAAGGTCGAGGAGTTATCTTGTATGGATATGACAAGAGTCCCCTCTAGTAAAAATCGAATTCTCTTTTGTTGCCCCTAACATACGGCCCTTTTATGCGAATGATTTCTTCTACGTCCTCAAGTTCTTCCTCCTTGAGGCGAAGCTGCTCTTGCAGCTCTTTAATTTCTCGCTGGATTTTTTGTCGCCGCAGCGTCAACCGAGTTCTCAGTGAGCGCGGCACGTGAGTTCCAGTATTCCCATGTAAAGATTAAGCATGAGTCCCCAACTAGCTTAGCGTGCTTGAGGCACATACGATCAACTGTCATCACTCTGGTCTTTCGGTTGATCAGTACAAATAATCTTCCGGTTCGATTACACGTGATGAGTCTTTCGTATGTGCCCCGCTCACGGGTTACGAGGCGCGTATTCGTAACCACTGTGCAATTGCTTTTCATCGCTTTGCGTCACTGCACAATAATTGTGAGCACAGCAGGTGTCAAGGTCAGCCTGATAATTTGTTCCAACGGCTTGTGAGTAGCAGTCCTCTGGATCATTAAGTCTTGACATGAAGACGCTAAATAACTAATGTGAGTCTCTCGCGTTTTCACTCTTTCAATCTCGCAAGGGGCATAAATGACACCACTTACACCCTCGAAATTCTTGGAATCTATTTGGCCGCAAAAGCTATTATCAAATGAGACCCTTGAGCTGAGACTCATCAATCGATCAGAAAATACCATCCACAGAGAATTCTTCACTTCTGCCAAATCCCTACTAGAAAGAGCTTCAAAAGCCGAAGGCTGCGACGTGTATTTTGGCGTAGCTACTCGCTTCGGTCGAAGCGGTAAGAAAAGAGACTGCTACCGCGTGCGAACCCTATGGGCCGACATCGACGACTGTAGAGTAGAGGATTGCGACTTCGGTGATCTTCTACCAGACTTTATTGTTAACTCAGGTAATGGAGTTCACGCCTACTGGGTGCTAAAAACTCCCTACTTAGTACGCGGGAATGATGACAATCAGATTAAGATCGAAGGATCAAATCGCTGGCTTGCTCATCAGTTCAATGGGGATGATAACTGCTGTGATGTTAGCAGGATTTTGCGTGTCCCAGGTTTCCTCAACATGAAACATGAGAAGCTTAAGCTAGTGAGAGCATTTGCCATCTGAAATGTATACGCTTGATTACTTCATTGATAACGGTTATTTTGAACCGAAGCCTGCCGAAGAAGTAGAATTCGAAATGCAAGGCGGGCACAACATTGCTGAGCTTCTTTCTCCGAAGCTGCGCAAACGTCTCTCTACGGTAGGCGGCTCTGATTATAACGGAGACTTCTCCAGACAAGACTCCGCAATTATTACTGCTATACTAGCTGCCGGCTATACTCCTGCGGATGCCTATATGACGTTCATGGCTTCATTGCGGGGGAAAGACTGCATCGAACGCAAAGCTGGACACGTAGAAGACTACGTAGAACGCACCATTCGAAAAGCCATTTCTTTCCTCAAGACAGAAGACAAGTCCACTGCTCCTGATCGAGTAAAGATAGATTTCAGCGGAGGGGAGACCACAGAGAGCGCTGAGGGGAAAGAAGATGGCATTGTCTCTGTTAAAGCGAGTGATGTAGTTGTCGAGAAGACTCATTGGCTTTGGAAGCCCTATATACCACAAGGGAAGATTACTGTACTTGCTGGTGATCCCGGAATGGGTAAGTCAACGATTGTGAATGATCTTATCTCTCGGATTACTCGCGGGACTTACATGCCGTTTGGCTTACGCACTGTATCGGGTGTTTGTGCGATTGCTTCAGCTGAGGATGCTGCGAATGATACCATCACTCCGCGTCTTATAGCGGCTGAAGCGAAGCTTGAGAAAGTCCATATCATTCGCAAAGTCATCATTGCCGAGGAAGAACATTTCCTGACTCTACCCCGAGATGTCAATCGGCTACAGGATTTTGTAACTCACTATGGAGCGCGTCTGCTGATCATTGACCCGTTGAGCGCATTCTTAGAACGTGGCACAGACAGTCACAAGGACCAAGACATTCGCTCAGTACTTGCTCCTCTCGAAGCAATGGCTGAGAAGACAAAGGTAGCTGTGCTGATTGTTGCTCACTTCAATAAGAGGGAAGATGCTTCAATGCTATATCGAGTTGGGGCGTCTATCGGGCTTGTAGGGGCTGCTCGCTCGGTCCTGGGCGTCGCCAAGACACCGAAAGACGGTACAAGTGTGCTCTTTCATGCAAAATCAAATCTGGACCGAATGGGCAAAGCGATCTCATACGAGACTCGCAGCAAGAGAGTCACAAAACAAGAGACAAAGCGGGAGTGGAAAGGTGAGGACGTAGTTGAAAGCAGTACGATTCGATGGAGAGCTGAGGTAGACTTCGATCCTAACCAACAAACTTTCATGACCGAGAGTCAGGCAGAAAATGAAGCCGAAGGATTCTTACGACAACTTCTGGTTGATGGAGAACTTCCCGCCGATGAGATATTCGCTGAAGCCAGAAAAGCGGGAATCCCGAAGGGACAGCTTACGCGGGTGAAGAGTGAGATTGGAGTGGTGCTGAGAAGAAAAGGGCAGAAGTGGTTTTGGAAGTTACCTTCTGCATCCGACTAGCTGCCCTCTCATACATCTGAAAAGCCCTCTGCCGACTGACGCCCAGAGCTTGACCGATCTCTTCGAACGTCTTTCCTTGCTTGCGCATTTCCAGAATCTTTCTATAGCGTCTGCTCATAGTGCAAACGATAGAGTCTGAGCGCTTTTGAGTCAAGGCAGAGAAGGGGGAGTAAGTTCCTTTGAGACATCGCCAATGATAATAAAAGACGTAAGTACACTGCTGAGGCAAAAAGAACATGTGTGATTTGTGAATATTCCTATGCCTTCGCAGTTAACGCACTGTCGCACTCGGTGACAACTCGAATCGAAGCTCTCCACAGAATACCTGAACTTTCCATCCTTACATTGAACGGCCATGTTTTCTTGTCCTCCCAGATTCTGTCATGTGCTCGAAGCAGAAACAGGAAAGCATCATACTTTGTTTCCGGCATTGGTTTTTCGATCATTAAGTAACCCTCCCGTGAGCATCTGACAGCTATTGCCAAATGCTCACGCGGGAGTCACGCCCGCGCTACCGATTATGCCGCTACTTTGTGTAGCTCGATCTTCCGTTGCTCATGAAAGCGTTTCCATCTCGCTCTCTGAGCTTTCTGCATAGCTCTTCGACCAGCTGCGCTAATGACTCGCTTTACTGGACGTTGAGCACTCTTCCCCGGTGACTGGCGATGTGAGCTGCTAGCCAGCGCCACTTTGCCCACTCCTTTATATGGCGTGGAACGGGCGTTTCGCAGTGCGGGCAAATTCGACTTAAACCCCTCCCCCGCACTGAGAAGTAATGCAGAAACCCGCTCGGTAAGTTCATGCGAAGCGAGCGCATGACTTTCGGCGAAATCTGCGAGCCACTGTTGGGTACGTGCGAAGGCATAGATAACAATTTCGGTCGGAATAGTGCTCTTTCTGGCATTCATCAACTCTCCTTTGGTTTTATTTTTTGGTAAAAAAATTCGGGATAGAGTTATTCCCCCAGCTCTCTATCCCGTTTGCGCTTGAACTGCGAAGCGCGAAATTTCTAAGCGGCAATCTGCTGCCACTGTGAGCTATCAAGCAGCATCAGCGTTCCGCCGATCTTCTCTAGCTCCGTGGCTTCTTCGTAGCTGTCAGCGCGATTAGCAATTGCCGTGATAGCATTTGCAAATCCCCACTGAGTTGTATCGTGACCTTCAATCAAATTCTGCATGAAACTGTTCCGATGCTTTTCGCTCAGGGACCAGCGATCAGCAATCTCTTCCACAACATCTTGGATTGGAGCACTGATCTTTCGAGTGGTGGCATCGATGGTCATTCCCTTGAGTCGAGCAAAGTTCTCTTCAGCAAAGGCAGCTCGCACTACATCCTGAAGCTTCATGATGAATGTTTTGTCATCCTGTGCTCGGGTCTCATCTCGAAAGACTTCCTCAGCGGCTTCGAGTTCGGCACTGACTCGACCGATGTGAAACTTTCTCACAGCTGAGTCTTCGATCACCGCGCCATTTTCACAGATCAGACGAAGAAGGAAAGGCTCAACTCGCACTGAACCAAGACCGACCTCGCTGTTTGAGATTGCAATACCAGCTTGGACGATATCTCCCTTCTTAACTTCGTACTGCAACCGCTTAGAAACGACTTTGATGTACAGCTTTTTCTCCGTAACATCGGAACTGACCACTTCAATATTGCCGAGTTTCTTGGACTCATTCAAGAGCACTGGAAGAGCGGCTTCCATAACATCATAGTTGTCGATTGAACGGTAGCGATTGCTCAGCAGAGCACGCGCTTTGCCGTCAATCGTTCTCACCAGTACCGTCTTTTTTGTGTGACGCAACCAGTGATTGACATTGGCGGCAGCGAGAGCTGGAGCGCTTTCTCGCATTCGATCATAGTACTTCGAGGGAATTCCAACCTCTTGAGAAAGTTGATCGTGCATAAGTTCGGTCAATGAGCCTTCGAATTTATCGCCGACTCGAAACCGTAGATCAGGTACAAGTAGAGGTGATCCCTTTAGAGAGCTGGGATCATCTTTGGTTGATAGTTGACGAACTGACATCTCCAGAAGTGTCGTGGGAGCTTTGAAGTCCTTTTTCGACTTTGCCTGCCGCGTCACTTCTGCTGCGAGATCAGTCAGAGAGCGTCCTTTGTACATGGTAATTTTCCTTTCAAAGAGTGACAGTTGAGCTGTCACAGCGAGAGACTGAAGCTCCCAAATGAGACCCAGACGGCGAGTGAAGTGATGTCATCACTTACACTCAAGGAGAGCGCGAAAGAAGGCGCTGCTTAGCCAATTCTGAATCCATTAACTCCAGTCCCTCGCTCTGACAGCCCCGATCAGAGCCGGTGCTATCGTACTCGAATAACAATCCAGATAGCACTCAGTAGAATCGCGGTGAAGCTTACGATGTTAATGCCGATGCGTATTCTGGTTATCATGTATTCTCCTTTCTTGCACGGGTTGGGACGTGTCTTACCCGCATTAGCGGCGCATCAAACTAGCGCCGCCCCTCTGCGTTAAATTACAGGGATTTCCTCAACCGCGTCTGGCACATCTGGCGCAGTAGTGTCAGGTTGGGGCTTGGGAGTCTTCTTCGCTTTCGCTTTCTTTTCCTTTGCCGGTTTTGGATTTTCTGTTGACGGTGGGGCGCCTTTGGCTTTCTTCGCTTTCTTCGGCGGAAGCTTTGCTTTCTCGCGTCCGCGTTCGTGTTCATCTTTGTATTTTGCAATGATTTCGGGCAAAGTCTTTTTTAGGAATGGGTCATCTTTCTCCCACTCATAACGAGTGTGCTTGTCATGCCCGAGTCTCCCCGAGCCCCTGAGAATCTGACGAAGATACTTAGGATCGAGATTGAACATCGCGGCGACCTCTTTGCTTCCAAGAGTCGCTGGCTTCTTTACTTCATCAGCTTTCTTTGTTGGCATTCTACGGCTCTCCCTTGTGAAGTGGTTGTACTTCCGTGTCCGTTATCCGTTGACCATGTCTCACTGCCCGATTCGCCACATGCCTGTGACGCCCCTAGTTGCGTTGAACATCGTTCATGACCGATGCAACGTTCCCTATACGTCAAGATGTCTTCAACTCCGAGAAGTTAAAGATCAGAGCCGACATTCGGTATTCAGGTACTGTTTTCGTGTCATATCAGCCTCGGGCCTAGCGGGCTTTGAATAACGGACGCGGAAGCACAAGGCTACCGGAGACTCACATGGGCTGGCAATCTACTTCTACCAGCGCTGAGTCATCGTGAAAGTCTGCGATCTCATGGGCTTCTTCCGCTGAGATCGCTCTACGAGTAGGATTCACACTGCCATAAGTGACATACAGCTGATGACAGTATGAGCATTGTTCAATGGGATTTCCCATAATACTCCAGGCAATCACATTGAGGTGAGGGCCACAGCCGAATACAGCATGAAGAATCTTTGTGATCATGTTCACTCCAGAATGTAATCAGCATCGAGCGTGATTTCCTCATTGCCATTTGAAAGACTCAAACGGCCTTGATGATAATCCAGCTCTTCCCATCTCCCGAAACAGATTCGGCTATGGTTATTATTGTCGATTTTCAGATAGCCTTTAGCATACCAGTACGGTCGATTATTACTCGACTGGTTTGCTGGCACTGAACGATAGAAGACTCTCGTACTAATTGCCGGAGCGTTTGGAGGCGGCTCATTGAAGCCAATCTCAAGACGTCCTTGAAAGCTCTTGTCATTCCCAATCACTCCGAGCTTATGACGAGCGAGAATCGTTCCGAAATAATCAGCCATCATTCTCAAGTGGTCACTGTGATCTCGGTCGGGATATAGGGCTGAGTAACGACTACAGTAGTACTCCCGAACATGCTTGGGAATTCCCCCTTCCCAACCGATATTCAAAGCGACATTTTTCCCGTCATCGTTTACGGCATCGGCAATCACCAGATCATTGAAGAATTGCCGGGCGTAAACTCTTGCTACATCGAGAAGTTGAGCTTCTTCGACCATCGAAGACTCAGGTACAGGAACAATAAAATCGTACCCCAGTACTCGAATAAGTCTCATGAAGTTTTCCCGATAGGAGGAGATCGATTGCCTGACATCATCTGCTGTACCGCTCAGCATCAGCTCCGTCAAATCTTCAATACGAAGACGAAACTGAAATCCAGGCGAATAGTACTGCTGAGCGCAAAACTGTAAGCGACTGAGTACTCTCATTGCCGACAGTTCTGCGAGATCGATGCCATGACCGAATGGGACTTTCACTGAAGCTACTGCAATAAGCACTGGGATAGGTCGTTGTTCATGCACAGCACGCCGTACGACATCGCGCATCTTCACAACAGACTCAGGGTTGGGTTTAGGGCCGATTCGCGTCTGCTTCGTACCCAAGAAGAGTTCAACGAGAGCTTCCATTACGGTCTCGCAATTTCCTGTTCTCAGTCCCGGAAACTCTCGACCAATGAAAGACTCTATCAAGCTGGCATACGGGTCGTTAGACTCGCCAGTCCATCGAACTACTGTATTCATACTTCCTCCACCGCACCGTGTGCGATCAGTTCTTTCAGAAATCGAGCAATGATCGTCTCGAAGTCCTGTTTCGTTTGTACTTTGCCCTGAGCAGCCTCCACAATCTGACTGAAGCTCGCAGTCTTCAGAGTCTTGAGGACGCCCAGAAGCGCTTCCTCGCGTCCGCTTGCTACGCTATCATGCTTGCCCGGCTTGACTCTATAGCTCTTATTGAGCATTGAAGTCTTGCCGGCTGTAGAGCGTACATGATTACGTCCTTTAGGCGGGAAAGTAGCAGCAAGCTCTTTACCGCTCATGGGTCGGGTTCGTTCTGGGGGATTCTCGTAGTCTCTAAGTTTCTGGTGATAGAGCACCACTCTGCGGGATTGATTGGTGCGCAGATGATCACTGTCATGATTCTGCAAGTCACGATACCAAACCATCTGTACAAGACCCGTAAGTACGGGACGTAAAAGCTCGCGCACATACGGATCATGCGGTAGGGCGTTCGCACCTGCCAGAGCAACAATCTGCGAATCCATAAGCTTGTCAATCACGTTATCGCCGCCGTTAGCGCCGACTACATTGTTCAAGTCTTTTGCATCCACAGAGAATCTGAGATCACCCTGACGAAAGAATGCTCCTGTGCGGGTACGAATGATGTGAGCATCTTCAGCTGACTTATTTGCCATCTGTGCTTGCTCAAAACAGTCATCCGAGCAGAAACCTGTTCCGAGCAATGAAGACAGAAATTTCACGGGCTTACCGCACCCGCAGGTAGGTGCTTTCGCAGTTGTTGGAGTCATGAGCGTACCCATCCCTTCACTCTTGACCAGACTCGACTTGGGCGAAACATCCCAGTCGTAAATTTGCAATCTGCCCAGATTACTTGACGACTGCGCCGATTCTTGCGGTATTCAGCATAGATCATCACGAGAGGAAGCTGATCACCCTTGAATCCCAGCATCAGGCGTTCCCATTCGCCGTTCGGTAGCTGTCGTTCTTGCAGTTCAATATCGTGTGCCATTTTTTTCCCTTCTGCTCAGACTTGGGACTGAGCGTGTGCATTACACGGCGATGCTCTGCCGTGCCCTCTGCTACGCTGCTTTCTCCATTCTCCCGGCACACTCAGGACCGATACCGCGCTCAACTGATGACGGTACTGTGAGCTTACGCCCGCAGCGCCCGCATCTGCCCTCATGCCAAATTTCAAGTGTAGTTGGTAGATGTTTACGCCCGAGCGCCATCATCGTAAACTCGAATGCTTTGTAGCTCGGAGCATCTACTGTGATGAGTGACTTTTTGGCTAATGAGAATCGACCATCTCGAATCAATCCCATATAGCTGTAATTATGTTCATTGTCTGGGCCGCTGAGAAGACTGACGTAGAATACATCCTTATCTTCTTTTCGGGCCCACTTGGGAATTGCCACCCGAAACGTGAAACGAGTCCCCGTCTTCTTCGATCTCACAGTGAAATAAGCATTGCCTGCAAGAATGTAAGCGAGAGCCGCTTCTGCCGTTGTAAGCTGCCCGCGCATCATCTCTTCTGCATACTCAGGACGATGCTGGTCAAGTTCTTTCGCATCTAGCTCTTTTGCCATATCGAAGAGTGTCATGATTTTTTGTTCTCCTGTTTGTAGTACTCATCCAGAGTTCGTGCAGCATCTTCCCAATAAGTACCACGAGCCTGAGCTTTGTTTACAATGAAATCCACTGTGGATGTGCCAAACTCGGCATTGAGAATAATGCGAAGACACTCAGCCAGCAGAGGCTCGAAATTGGTTCTGTCACGATTGATACGGCTAAACCAGTTTTGCCATTCAGGCGTAAGTTGTGATCCGCATGGTTTAATGTTGGGGTCGCCCTTGAACTGCTGGCATTCTGTGCAGCGCTTAATCTCATGTCCAGTAGCTTTGTTGTAATGGATGGTCACGAACTTGTGTTCCATAATCTCCTCCAGTGAACCGCTCAGAAATGCGCCCAGCTAGTAGGCGCATGACTCAGGGGTTACATCAAGCCTGTCTCTTGTGCATTAAAAAAGCCGCCCATTTCTGAGCGGCTGATTCCCTCTGCAAACTGACTGCTTAAGCAGCTTTTTCGGTTGCGACTTTCTTCACCGTGAGAACCTTGTCTTCCTTCAGGTCACGGATGTGCTGGCGAAGCACTTTCGCATCGAGGCTCTTGCAAGCCTTCTTAACATCGCCCAGCTCGACTTCTTTCTTGTTCGCTCCGAGCTTCGTGAGAGCGGTGACAATCTTCGACTTCGTTCCACCCAGCTCTTCCACGTTCACTTTGCCATTCAGCTTGATCATTTGCGTCATTTTCATTCTCCTCAAATTTTTTAGTTTGGCGGACATTGAAACTGTACTACGAACCTCTTCGAACAGGCAAGGGCTACAGTGTTCTATTTTCCAGCTTACAAGAAACACTGTATTCTCAAGCGCTAAGCGTGCCGCTTGCTGTTAACAGGGCTGGTAAACTCCCGAATGCGGTCTTGGAAGGGGCGGCGCGGGGCTTATGGCTGCCCCTCGCCCGCCGCCCGCATCTTGGAATCTAGTTCAGCGGGGTCTGCCTGAACGCGGGCCAGCATTTCATTGATGGCCTTGGTGCTGGCCTCTTTCGAGTCATAGCCCCAGCCCACATGCGTCCAGCCATCATTGCACTTTATCGTGCATTCTTTCCCTATGCCCTTGGTGCTCCATTCGATGCTGGTAATTCTCGTCACTGATTGCCCCCTTTTCTATGTCCCGAAACTAACGTTTGCTGGTGCAGTGGGTGTAGTGCGGGCAACTCTGCCTTGTGCGCCGACACTGCAAACGGAAATCAGCTGGGGCTGAGTGAAAAGCCCAGTCGGCTTGGTCATGAAGTACAAAGAGCCACAGTCAGGACACTGAACGAGTAGTTTGTGATTGACGGGGACTCCCACTTCACCGATGTAGTGACAGTGGCAGTCGAGCTTAAACAGATGATGCTTGGCTGTCGAGCGAATGAATTCGGTTGACATCACTTTTCTCCTTTGTGCGAAGACTTGGGACTTCGCTTGTGCATTACGGCTCTTACGAGCCGCCCTCTGCTTTGTTTCGTTCTTTGACAACTTCTCGAAAATTCAAAACCCGTAAAGACTCATCCAGCATTTCAATGCTATAGTTCCTGTCCCCAGAAAGCTCCCAAGCATCATCCCAAACTTGCTCGGTTTCATCCGGAGTAGCATTCACGAGTGTCGTTAGCTCTGTAACGGCACTTTCAATTTCCCGTTTCAATTGCTCGATTCGATTGGCTTTTTCTTGCTCGGTTAGCATGATCTCACCTCCATTGCCTTGCGCATCGCCGATTGCCAGTAGATGTCCCGCTCTTGCTGAGTCATCTCTTGATGCTTGCGCAGTTTCGTTTCGACTTTATCGCCGATCATTTGAAAAGCCTGACGCTCGATACGAGTTACACGATGTGGATTGTATTGCATGACGTTCTCCTCAATGCTGTCCGATTTGGGACGGACTCACGCGATGCGTGAACGCATTACGCGGCTTATCGCCGCGCCCTCTGCTTGAATACTTTGAACTTATCGCCGCGCCCTCTGCTTGAATACTTTGAACTTCTCTCCGCCGCAGATGCATTGTGTTGGGTAATCGTCTTTTGCATGAACTACGCCACACGCTATGCACTGAATCATCTCTCTCACTTGATACCAGCCGTAAAGTTTACGGGGCACAAGCGGCTTCGGAATGAACTTCTGTTGAATGCTTTCGAGTTGGGTCATTTTCTCACCTGTAAGATTGAAAGATTCTTCAGCTCTATAGAAGTAACTTCGCCAGCAAAGTCTTCCTGACTATAAAGAATATTTTCTCGCATTGTGCTGGTATCGAAAAGATCGATGAACGTATCGATCAAATCATCCTGATTGAGCACAGCACCCGGCTCATGCTCGACCATCACCTCGAAAGTAACTCTGATTTTCTTCTGAATCACTTGCTCTTTTTTTGCCATTGTGTTCTCCTTGTGCGCTCAATTTGGGATGAGCCGCCGATTGATTAGAGAGCGATATTCTGCTCTCCCCTCTCATAGGTTTATTGTCTCGGTTGTAGCTCTCGTATTGCGCTGGCTTTGCGTATCACGCTGTCTCTCGTGAATTCGTGCTGCGAAGCGCTTTATCAAGTCACCAAGTTTCGAGATCACCTGTTGATCTCACTCGCTCTGTCTGTTTCTCGCGCTGGAGTTTCTGTTGAGAGAGAATTCATATTCTTGCGGGCATCGTGTCTGAGATCGTGCGATATCAGCTCAGAGCGGCTGTACAAGCAGGCTCGGTAGGGATCAGTTCACACTCAAACTCACTAGCTCGCGGGCGCTTCAGGAGAGTCTCACGTCTCGACTCACAGCGTAGAATCTCTTTCGCTTTGATCTGTCAGCCTCGCTGGGAGTCTCAAGTGATTGAAGTCTTGCTTTGAAATATTGAGCAACGGGATTCGAGATCGCGGCGGCAGAGAAGCTCTGCTTTTTGCGTCTGAAGCTTAGAAGTGAAAGAGCTGACTTGCTTGCTCCCGTCTGGAAGCATGTCCAGAATAGCACATTTGAGAGGCTTGTCAAGGGCTAAGTCCAAATAAAATCAACAGCTTGAATACTGCGTTTTTAAGCGCTTCAAGCGCATCGCCGGTGCAGAACAGCACGAGGCGGGCAGCGATGCGCTATAAGCGATTCTGACGCGATCAGAACACATTCTGTATCGGCATCAGACCCGGTGGCAGACTCTTAATGATCGTCTGCTGACTTTGTGAACTGGGAGAGCTAGCATAGCCTCCCTTCCCGTCCCCAGCATACGCCTGCCACATGTATCGACCATAGCCGCGACGATGCCATACGACCTCTTTGGTCAAGAATGTAAAGCCACTCGCAATGATAGAGCCTCCCCATTCGTAGTCTTCTCTCCAATCCTCACCCGCTGGGAGATCGTCGATAGCAGCTCCCGAGTATGGGCCGCTGAAAGTGCAGCGCACAATCGAATCAGTATTTTTTGTGATAGTCGGAAATGTCGAGATTGTCGGATTAGTAGGAGGATCGAAAATGAGGTAGTCAGTCTCAGGTCGAGTCATCACCCAAGAGAAGCTAAAGAATGAGGATGAACCTGCTGAATAAGAGGCACGTCTCGGGAGTCGTCGAATTCCCAGACCCGAAACGCACTCCAGCTTACCCGTAGCAAGATTCGTCCAGATACGCTCAGTCATACGCTGTCTGATCCACTCTTGAGTGACTGTCATCCAGTCCCAAGGACCAAGACCTATCACAGGATCAGAGCTGGTCGTTTGTGTAGGGTCGCCTAGAATCTTCCCGCTTTTAGTGACAAACCCCTTACAGTAAACCAGTTGAAGATTCCCGTCATCATCATACGGGCTTACATATGTGATGTTGGGATTAGTTGCGCCCGGGACTTTCGGGGCAAGATAAGAGGTACTACGGAAACTGGGAGATGGGGCAACGAGATCGAGGACGTCGGTATACATTAAGACTCCTTCCAGCTTTGTCGAATTTCGTTCTCATACTGTTCTACATTCTGCTCCGTGATTTGATACATATGCAGGATGTCCTTTCGATGCTCTTCTCCCTCTAGGAAGATAGAGCGCATATCCCATTCGCGTAGGAAACACTCCACTCGAAATTTCAAATCAAATGCCATCTCTTCGTCCCCCTGCAATTAAACCGAAAGTCGTTTTATACATTGGGTCCGAAAGTTCTAGCTCTCGCTTCATAGTATCTTCGATGATCATTTGAAGCTCACTCTGAGAGACGCCGTGAAGAGTTACCCAGAATGATTTCTTTAGACTCTGGGCAATTGCTTCCGCCAAATTCATATTTTTCTCCCTTCAAAATCTCATCAAATTCCCGCTGTAACCACATACAAAATTCAAGCGTTATACGCGACTTAGGTACGGGCGGAGGCTCGAAAACTTTGGCAGGAATCTCGATGCTCGCTTTGAGTCCTTTGCCATCACTTAGTTCCATCGTCACCACTGGACTTCTCCTTGCGGGAGAGCAGCGTCTCCATGTCCTCGATCCACGCTGGTATTTCTTGAAGCGAAACCTCATGGGATAATTCAGAGCCTTCAAGATTGCAAGCTCTCATTCTACCGAGGCATATTTCTAAACGCGTCTTTGCCAGCCTCAGCGCCTTACACATCTCGCCGAGGGAACGCTTGAGGGCAACAATGCCGGGCAAAATCTTGTCGTGAATTGAATCTCCAAGTCCAACGTTTAACTCGCGGCCTATTTCCTGCAAAGGCGGGCATACGGCGATCATTCTCTCCTTCCACGCACGAGCTTCCGCCAGTTCCTTGCGAAGGGACTCGACCTCGGCCTCTGCTCTCGACAAGTGCGCTGAAACGGAGCGGAAGCTGTGAGTGGAAGCGGAATAGCAATGGGCAATGGCACGCGCTTCGGCGTCAATCTCTCGCGCTCCCGTCGGTGTGGTTCGGCAAGCATGGTTGGTATGTTCGTCGCCAGTTTTATTCTCCAATTCACATGCTTCGCACGGTGCAGGTGCGGGAGATGCTTGTCCATTAGCGCCAGTTTCCCCCCCACACGATAAGCACCTGAATTTGCTCGGGACCATGATCGCTCCGCATACGTGACAGCTTGGGTCATCTGGCCGCGGTCTAATCTCACTCAAGACATAGTGAACAATGCTTGAGGCTAGTTTGCTAATGTCAGGAGCTTCGGCAGCGCGGGCGGCTCGCCACGTTACCCATCGCGCTTTCGTGCCTTTGTCGAAGTAGGTGTCACCGTCCCTGCGTGTGTGTAGGTGACACGATTCGGCCCACTTCTCGAACGCTTCCCGTTCCCCTGCTTGACCGCTCATCGTCCGCCTCCAGTCAGTTTAAGTCTGCGAATTTCTGCTCCGAGTTCAAGGGCGTCGGCTTCAATGGGAGAAAGCTGTGCAATAGCAACGCCATTCTTTGTGATCGTAAACGTCTTGCCCATCTGCGCCTGTAACAGCACGTCCCCCGGAGCCTTACGGAAGTCCATCGCCGTGATGGTTTCTTTCTGGGCCTGCTAAAACCAGAGAATTTGCCAAAGTGCGTCGGCTCATCGCTCACTCCCTTTCCGTTCTCTCTCTGATGCGCAGTAGCCGGTCGATCTCAGCTGCGATCAGTGCCCCGGCTTTAGTCAGTAAGTCAATACGCTCATCCAGTGAGCAACTGCACGGGTGAGTAGGTCGAAAACTGCGCTTAACTCTGTTCTCTCCGTACTGCATTCTCTTGTCCCAGCGTGATGACCACGGCCATGGGTCTGAGAACTGAAAACCTTTTGTAAGCTCACTGGCAACGTAGATAGGGAGAGGGGAAGCGTAGCATACTGCGGCTTTCGCCAGTTCTCCGTGATCGTGCTCGTCATCGTGCTGAGCCGTGAATTTCTCTTCAAGCACCTGACGCATCCGCTCTTTGACAATACGCATGATACCCTGATTAGTCTGCGGAGACAGGACGATCTTATTCATTTGGACTTTTTCTCCATTTCCCGCTTGGCAATCATATAGCCCAGATTCATAGCTGTCCCGAGATCGAGAGCGAGCATCTGAAGAGGCTGTGGGGAACTTGCCATCTCAATAAGAGCAATTCTGGCTCTCCCCAAAAAGAAGTCTGACTTACAAAGCTCGGCAAGCCACACCATGTCAGAGGACTGCATCGTATGATGAGCAGCTGCCACCTCAAGAATTTGTTCCTTAGTAAACATTAACCACCCCCGAGGGATGCTTGGATTCAAGAGCACTGACACGAGTGTCCAGCTCTTTGATGTGCTCATTCATGATGTGTATTGAGAGAGACAGACAAAGCAAGCTTATGGCTAAGCCGACGAGAGATGCAAAAGTCGCTCGATTCATTTCATTCTCCGTTTGGATATCGGCTGTCGCCGAATTGTTATAGCTTGTGCTCTTAAAAGAGAGGAGTCAAGCAGATAATTCCTTATTCCCCTATCAGACGTGCAGCAATAGCTTCCTCGAAGCCATGCTTCTTTCCGATCTTGTAACCCATAAGCAGTAATGCGCCAATCCCATGTGCAGGACTGACGAACATAGTAGCCAGCACGCGGTCAGTATAATGCTCCAGTGTAAGCCGAAGCTCGTCATCGGCTTGCAGCGTAAGAATGAATGAGCACAGCTCGCAGATACGAATGTGATCTTCTCCGCTTACTCCCGAATTCTGCCGATGAACGGCGTCCATCTCACTGACTACCGAATCCCATTCAGCTTGGGTGAATTTCATTTCAAACATCTCCAATCTTTGAATCAACGTTTTTTCTTTTGATTCTCGGCTTTCCCAGCTTTCCCTGTAATCCGAGTTCGAGTGCCTCCGCGACGAAGCGCCGGATGTAAATGCCATTGTCATTGCAATACTTCCGCACACGAGGCATCAAGCCTTCAGGAAGAAGCTGAACTACTAGTTGAGTATTATTCTCGGCTTTCTTCGGCATTGTCCTCTCCTTCTCCTATCGTTGCTACCAAGTCAGGATTCACGGACGCATCAAACCACAGACGCACACGCTCATCGCCTTGCTGGACGAATAGATCACGCATACCAGTCTTGATCTTTGCTTGATGCAGTACGTCATAGACCCAGCCGGCGTCCTCAGCTTCAGCTGTCAATACGTCTACAGGTACAGGACCACGCTCTAAGCGCTTGATCAGCCAATCGCACACTACCGGCGCGGGATACACCCAATACCAGATGTCTTCTTTCTTGATGCTGATTACTCCGAGTACTTTCTTCGCATGATTCAGTGTGCCTTTTCCTTTTCCGTGGGCTTGTCTCCAATACTCCCAGACTTCCGGTGCCCGACACATGAATGAGGATGCAATCATAAAGTCGCGTAACTCGACACAGGACCAGTGATTCTCGGGCTTACGAGATTCGAGGTGAGCAAGTTGCTCTTCCTCTTTGCGTTTATCGATTGCCCGCTCTTTATTAGCTCGAATGATGTTGATGATCTGATCGGGAGTCTTTGTCGGAAGCATCCAGATATAAGTCCAGCTCTGTCCTTTCTTACGAGGAGGAGCGCCGATTCGCTTGCTTTTAATCCCGAGCGCTTTCTTTGCCCGACGAAATGTGCCATAGGCAATGTCGATCTGTTGCTCTTCACAGAGCTTCCAGAACTTCTCAAACGTTTCTTTTGCCGGCATGTACATCTGATGTCGAGCACGATTCTGATATGGAATCTTGCTGTAAGGCTCGAAGATCGAGTACAGAATTCGCATGGCTTGTTCTAGGCGTTTAGCGATGCGGTTTGGCTGAATGCGCTTTTTTGTGTCGGTCATTTTTTCGTGTTTATTCCGTTTGAGATCGAGTGATTTTTTTGTTGTGTGAGTAGCAGCATACGCTCTTTGTGTGTTGGATCAAGAGGCATCTTCCAGTCATTCTTACGTGCATCAGAAATACATGAAACTAGGTAGAAACCCTAGAAAATGCAAGAGACCCCAGTACCTCATGTTCCGTCTCTCGAAAAGTAGTATGAGTCCAAGTTCCAGTAAATATATAGAATATATAGATAATTACTATATATTATTAGTAGTGGTGTATCTACTCAGTGAGGGGATATTTCTGATGCATCTTAAACTCGAAAGGATGCTGACTCTTGCGGAAGAGTCTGGGAGTTTGGCACTTCTACTCCTCAGACCTATGGAAAGTAGGTCAACAGTACTCTTGATTCCAGCGGACTTCGTCATCCAGCCCTGAAACCAGCACCTGCATTTGTCTCTACTGGCGAAAAGTTGAGCCAAAAGTCCAGTGGATGCGCTTTGTTCCCATAGCCCCTTGTGAGTACGTTGGTGGTGCACTTCAAAATTCCAATCCTCGAATGAGCCTCTTCAGTGCGTTGGGGTTCTATCGGGTGGATGCGCTGAGCGGGGGCCCTTGTTAGTTTCGGGGGAGACAACGAGGGCCCGGCTCTGACTCAAGGATCATTGTGGCTAGGATTGGCGTTCTACTTTCCGTTGAGAATCAACAGCCCGGCGATGCGCCGCGTCATTATGTGTCGAAGACGCTGCGCACACTCGCTCTGCGAGATCGCATGAACGGGCGACCAGTCGCTCAAACTGTGAGTGATTGCATCATTCTCATTGTGGCGCACCTCACGATAAAGGAACTGAAAGAGCGCTATCGCTCTACATCGATTGAACGCTCTCGTCCTATTGTGATCCCGAAGCTACGTCCTCCGCATAAGATCGAGCCGAATCTGAACCTCTCTTATCCGGTGCGTTGGATGGAGTCGAACGGCGATCTCTTACAGAAAGAAGTATGGATGAGAAATCAGTCGTGTCCTGCTGACTGCTCGCAGTGCAAGCAAGAGCGAGTTGCGAATGCGAATTGGCATCACTTTCCCGATGATGAGCCGATCTTCTGGCTCTTTCGCAATGCCTAAACACTGTAAGGGTGACCGGGCGTGCTCATTTCCTATTGTGAGTGCCGGATTATGCGCGAATCACTTGCGGGACCAACAGGCTCAGCAATCACTCACCGGCAGCTCATTGCTTATGCTCGATAGCATGGAGACATATGGCTCTGTGAGATCGCATTACGGCGTTACTCAGCCGAAGAAGGTCCAACATGGCAACACCGATCATTGATCATCGCTTTCATCAGTCTACGCTGGATGTTAAGACAGCTCCCCGCGTTACACTGAAATATTGTGAGTGGTGCCGAATTCAATTCGTCTGCGATAAAGACGAAGCGAGGTTTCCCGGCGACTACATCAACTTGCAGCGTGGGGCTGGGAAGCGTGCTCCTATTGTGTGTTCACGATGCGAGCATGATCCGAAGCGTTTGAACTTCATGAGAGAAGAAGCCGCTGAGATGGAATTGATTGCTCGCTCTCTCCGAGAGGAACGCGATAGATTCCAATCTTCCTCGCCTCTCCGAGTTGGAGGCACGAGGGAATTTGCCAAGAGTCGAGAACAGAGCCGGAAGTACGCTCGTTCCTCATACTGGACTCGTAAGACTTGGCTTGAATCGCTTTTGAAGCTGTTTCAGGAGAAGCCCGACGGCGCTACCGCTTATGAGATCGCGTGCATTATGCATCCGGGTCAAGTTCCCAGTGCCATTCAGAGTTACAATGCTCCCATTCGACTGCGCACCATGGGAATTGCTGTAGCGGTGTGCGGTAATCAGGAATTTCGTGATAGCCGCGGGAGACTGCGCACACGCCGGCTCTATACGCTCAGCTCGCAAGACATTACAGAGCTGACTCCTCTTGCTGGCGTACAAGACAGTGAGACCAAACAATTCATGAGGGCCATTAACTAAGTTGTGGATGGGAAGCTCGATATCGGGGATGAGAAGCCAAAGAAGAAGCGTAAGCCCGGTCCGGGACGTCCTCGCTTGTGGCCCGAGGGTGTTGACTCTCGAAGCAATGAAGCAAAGCTGGCGCGTAAACGGGAGCGAGAGAAGCGGTCGCGTGTTGAGAAAGCTCGAAGAAAGCTCAGTAAGGGACAGGGCCCTGGCGACAAAGAAGGAACGGAGAAGTTACAAGATTCGGTGTTCCTCGATGAAGACGGGCTTACCACTCAAGAGCGTATTGCCGTTGAGAACTATCTTGCATATCACAGCAAGCGCAAAGCTCTTCTGGCAGCAGGCGAAAGACCTGGAAGCAAAATCCTTGAGAATGAAACGGTGCAGAAAGTTATTGCCCGTGAGCTTGCAGAGCGCAGCCAGAAGTTTCGACTCGACAGCGAGAGCGTACTCCGCAACCTTGCATACTTGGAACACTTCGATCCAGCTTTGCTGTTTGGGCCAGATGGTAGTCCCGTCCCAGTTAATCAGCTCCCTATCCATGTTCGCTACTGCATCGAGTCGATTCAAGTTGAGGATATGTATGAGGGACGAGGCGAAGACCGACGCTATATAGGGCAGCTCATCAGTTACAAGTTCCCAGCGAAAGCGCAGATTAAAGCGCTGAGCATGAAGCACCTGAAGTTACTCGATGGCTCGGGAGCACAGAATCGAGATCGGCTGGATGAGCTTATCAAAGCATTTCATGCCGGGCCGGTGAAGCCGAATCCCACTGTGATTGAAGGACAAGAGGTAAAACATGAGAACCCCACTGAGCCGAACAGTACTGATGATCATAGCGTGGGTGGCGATGGTACCGATAACCAGTGACTTCGTGGACACAGGTCATTGGCTCATGGCAGCTTTGCTTATCGCATTCTGGATTGTCGTAACGTTTCTGGTTATCGATTGACTGACCCATCCAATGATGAATTCCTCAAGCCGTTCGGCGAGAAAGCTTATAACTTCGCTTTTCGTGATCCTCGCCTTGATCGCCGTATTACTCTGCTTGAGGGTGCCGTTCGCAGCGCTAAGACTTGGAGCTTTCATCCCAAGGTACTCATCTGGCTCAATCGCTATCCGGTCAAAGGACTCCGTGTCTTGGGTGGCGTTACTAAGTCGACCATCAAGAACAATGTCCTCAATGATCTCTTCGAACTGTGCGGCAAAGGCAACTACTCGTACAATGCGCAGTCCGGAGAAGTCGATCTCTTTGGTGTGCCTTGGCTGGTCGTTGGCGCTAAAGATGAAGGCTCAGAAAAGATCATTCGCGGTAGTACGATTGGCATCTTCATCGGAGATGAGCTGACGCAACAAGCACCCAGCTTTGTGAAAATGGTTCTTAATCGCATGTCCGTTGAAGGCGCTCGCTTCTATGCGACGACCAATCCTGACACTCCATTTCATTACGTGTATACCGACCTGATGAATAACGAAGCGCTGAAGCGAAAGGGTGACATTGAGGTCATCCATTTCGATCTCAGCGACAATCCCAATCTACCTGCTGACTATCCCGCCTATCTCAATACGATCTATCCTGTTGGCTCTCTCTATCATCAGCGCTTCGTTAAAGGTCTGTGGGTCACCGGTGAAGGTGCGATTCTTAAGGACTGTCTCGATGAGCGCAACTTCTATCGGGATGAGCCTTGGCTTATGAGCGATGGGCGACCTGGCATGGTTACTCCCGTGCATTTGAAAGACAGGAGTATGATTGCTGAGCGCACCATCACAGTTGTCTGTGGGGGGAATCACGTTCAGGTCTATACAGACTGTCTCGATGACGGGCGTACTCTTTGGTTTCATCGTGAGTACTGGTGGGATTCTAATATCACCCAGCGTCAGAAGACGGAAGCTCAGTACATCGAGGACATGAAAGAGTTCATGAAGCGGGGAAAATGTGAGGGAGTGAAGATCATCATTCCTCCTGAAGTAGCCAGCTTTGATGAGGCTCTTACTCAAGCCGGTCTCTGGCACATTGATGCTGATAATGAAGTTGATAATGGCATCAAAGCAATGACCACCATGATGGCGACAAAGCGCTGCATGTTTCGTCTTGCGCCCAAGGGTACTTACTCATATGACGGCGGTAATCCGTATCATGAGCATTGCGAAGAGACCGTGAAGCAGTGTCAGACCTACATCTGGGACCCCAAGGCAAAAGAGCGAGGACTCGAAGAGCCTTTGAAACAGAAAGACGACGGCCCAGATAACGTGCGTTACAAGATTAAGACTGATATCCCAGCTTGGAGGTTAGCGCTGGTATGACCGAGTTTCTGAGAGACCTCTTTCGAATGTTCTGGCTATTGTTTGTGCCCGAGCCAGTTCAAGAGTCCCGACATAAGCGCTATGCCGGGTGGTTTGAATGAACGCCCGTGAGTTGTCAGAGCGCATGAGTGTGTCTGAGTTCCTGGACTTCTGCTCGTGGCTCGATATCGAGTATGGCAAGCGAGCGAAGCGCTTTGAAGTGCTTGATATCAAGCGTCAGTCTAGGGGAGGCGGTATTGCCTCAGTTCGGGTCACGCTGATTGACGGCTCAATTATCACTGTTACTCCAGACAGTGTTCGACGTGCCGCTGAGCGTTTGAAGCGAGAAAGGTCCAAAGATGCAGACTGCGCCTAGAGAGATCGATGACTTTGGCGAAATGCCGACTGAGTACGAGATCGCTGTAGCTCAGTTGCGTCATGCTCTAACCACAATGCCACCTGACTCTATTACTGTGGCTGGTCAGGGAGTAATTACGGGAGATCGATATCTCGCTACGGGACAGGCTGGTATCTGGCTGAGCAATCAGTGGGGTCAGTTGTTAGGCAGCACGAATCTGGCAACATTGATGAAGACTGGAGCGGAAGCGTAACTTGAGAAAGGGATTGGTTACTAATGGCGGCATCTAAGCTCCTCATGAAACCTAAAGTCCCGCTTGCAGCATTCCGCAAGATGCAGGATGAAGTGGCGGCTGAGCAAAGAGATGTGCTCTCCGCTTTGAAGAATGTTGCAGTAGACTCTTTCTCTAACCCAGCTGCACGTCTTGGCTTCGGCACCAGTAACATGCTGGAAGCTACACAATATCCTCTTACTCGTCTTACCCGCAATTACATCTTGATGGTGTCTCTCTACCGGTCCAACTGGATCGTGCGTAAAGTGGTTGATGCAAAAGCTGAGGACATGGTCAAGAACGGCTGGTCATTTGATACTGAAACTACTCCATCGATGCTGAGTGATCTGGAGAAAGCTTGCGACGATACGCAACTCCCAGCAAAGCTCACAGAGGCATTGAAGTGGGCCCGCTTGTATGGCGGTTCAGCGGCATTGATGGTGCTGAAGGGACAACGTAATCTCGAAGCTCCTCTTGATATCGAGGACGTTGATCTCGAAAGCTTCAAAGGCTTGCTGGTATTTGATCGATGGAGCGGCATTACACCGGGTGCTACTCTCGTAACCGACATTGAGGACACAGTCAACTTCGGTGAACCTGAGTTCTATGAGATTACAACCGCAACCGCTAAGCGCATACGTGTCCACTGCTCGCGTATCCTCAAGTTTACGGGACGCACACTCCCCCTGTGGGAACGGCAAGCCGAGATGTATTGGGGACTCAGCGAAGTAGAATTGATGTATGACGAACTGCGCAAGCGGGACAACACCAGCTGGAACATCGCTTCGCTCATCTTCCGCGCCAACATCTTCGGGCTGAGACAGAAAGAGCTGGCGCAGATGCTCAGTGGCATCACCGTGAATGCCGATGTCGCTCAGCGATTCTGGAATACCATTCAAGCTCAGTCTTCATTGATGAGTAATCAAGGTATGTTTGTACTCCCTGAAGAGGGAGGTATTGAAACACATCAGTACGGATTCAGCGGCATCTCTGACGTTTATCAACAGTTTATGCTCGACATCTGTGGAGCCACTGAATACACGATGTCTCGGCTCTTCGGTCGAACTGTCTCGGGACTCGGACAGCAGAATGAAGGAGATGAGCACTCCTATTACGATCACATCTCACAGCTCCAGAAGCAGCAACTCGACCCTCAGATGAAGAAGCTTTTGCCTGTTGTGGCAATGAGCGTATGGGGCGAAGTTCCCGATGACTTCAGTTGGCATTACAATCCAGTACGTGCTCTCACCGATGAAGAGCGATCCAACTTGGCGAAGGCTTACAACGATTCTGTGAATGCAACATTTCAGAGTGGCATTGTTGGTCGCAAGACCGCACTCAAGGAATTGAAGCAACAGTCCGATGTTACGGGACTCTGGTCTAACATCACTGATCAGCAGATTGAAGAAGCTGACGATGAGCCAGTGAGCATGGGTGAGATGGGAGCGGAAGACCCCCAGTCAGCTACCGAGATGCTGATGGGGCCAGAAGAGGAAGAAGGCTCTGAGCCTGAATCTGAAGAAAGCGAAGGTGCGACAAATGACGCCCTCCCTTTCTCCTTCGCGCAAGACGCGGGACGATTTGAAGAGACTAAGCACTCACGCGCTGGTAAAGGTGCATCGGGGAAGTACAAGGGAGGGCAGTTCACTCCCAAAGGGCAAGGCGGTGGCGGCAATGCGAGCGGAGGCGGAGCGAAAGCTGAGGCACAGAAGCGCATTGAGAGCGCAGCCGCTCGCTTCCGAGGTGAGAACAAAAAGCCGAACACGCTCCGACAGCGCCTGATGAAGATGGAAGCTCAGCTTCGACAAGAGCATCCCGATTGGACAATCAATCGCTTGGCTGCTGGGCTGAAGCCACACGTCGAGAAAGAGCTGAAGGAGCACTTCGAGAAAAAGAACAAGCCAGAGGGAGAGAAAGAAAAGAAGCCTGCTGGTGAGATGCCACTTGCGAAGATCAACTCCATTCTCAAGAAGCCTGAGAATCGAGACAAAGCGGTAATGGCGTATCAGCAAGACCGCAAGATGGGATCAATCGCTTCCACACTCGGACTGCCTCGCGATAAGAATGCCCGTGGCGCTCTGCGTAAGTTGCTTCGCAAAGCCGGTATCTACAAAGAAGACGGAGGCTGGAAGAAAAGTGGCAAAGACATCGCCGGCTTCGCTGGCAAACTGCTCGA